GTATTTCGGAAGGGTCGGAGCCATTGTCAACGTCCTGTGAAACGGGTGATCGGTGAAGCCCCGGGCGTCACGCCGACGCCCGGGGCAGAGGGTCAGTCAGAATCACGAGCCGGGCGTCGAGAGCATGACAACCGCGCCGGCGTTGCTGCTGTCACCCACGTCGTGGCACACGATGTCGAACCGCTCGACGCCACGCATGGCGAGTTGGTCCAACTCGAAATAGCGCTGGTCGCTGACGGCGATCTGGATGCCGCCGCGGTCGCCGAGCGTGACGCCCAGCCGGCAGTCGCCGAAGAACGCCAGACCGTCGGTGCTGGTCTGCGCGGTCAGCGTGCTGTTCATGCACTGGACCCACTCGACCGGGTAGCCCAAGAACATCGTCTTGGGTCCGCCGCCGGCGATCTCGGTGAGGGTCACGCCCCCCACCGCGTCCATCAGGCGTTGCGCGCCGGCGTAGTAGCCGGCCTTGTGCATGAACCAGCGCGGCTGGATGCCGGCAAACTGCGGCAGCTTGCCGACCATGCCCTCGAAGTCGGCCATCGTCAGCGTGCTGAAGGCCGTGTGGCCCGTCGCCGCCGTGACCTTGCCGGCGCTGCCGACGGCCGCAATCAGGCCCACGATCCCGCCGTAGGTCGAGGCGCCCGTGCCCAAGAACAGGCACTGGTCCTCCTTGACGGCGAAGGCGTAGGCGATCTCGTCGGCGATGATGTCGGCCATGCTGACCACGGCATCGGCCGCGAGTTCGGCTGAATACTTGGTCAGCACGCCCAGCTTGCGGGCCGTCAACGTCACCGCGTTCCAGGCCGGATCGCTGGACGTGAGCTCGGCGTTGTCCGCGGTGAAGTAGGCCGTGACGCCGCCCGTGCGCCGCGGCGCCTGTGAGGTGTCGCTGCCCATCGGGTAGACGCGGCAGACCCGCCGGGCCGTGCCGTATTCCTCCCGCAGCTTGATGATCGCCCGCTCGAACTCGGGAATCGACAAGAAGCCGCCGCCGGGGTTGCTGACGGTCGAGAGGGCGCGCATCTCGATGCCGTTCTCGCCGCACCACTGCGCCGCGGGGGCGTGGCGGTAGAGCGTGGCGGCGAGCCACTGGCCGCAACGGTACGCCTCGGCCCGGCCGTCGGGCGAGTTCTCAAACGCCCGCAGCCGGCCGGCGCGTTGGGCCAACTCGGGCCGGGGTGGCGGCGGCGGCACTTCGCCGGCGCGGACCTGCGGCGCGGGCACAACCGGCGGCGGGGCCGCCGGAGGCGCGACCAGGCCCTCGAACGCCTGCCGCGCCTTGATCTCCTCGTCGAGCGTGCCGACCTTCGCCGGCAGGGCCGCGCGTTCGGCCTTCTCGTCGGCGGTCAGGCCGTCGGCCGTGTCCGCCTTCTCGTTGAGCGTCTTGAAACGCTCGATGAGCGTGGAACGCTCATCACGCAACTGTTGGGTCGTTTTCATCTCGCCGCTCCGTCGCCGGCCAGGCAACGGGCAGCGCATGAAAAAACGGCGGCCGACTGGCCGGCGTGTGATGGAAGTTGACAACACACGCCGACGAATCGGCCGCCGTAAACGGAGGCGTCTTTCGTCCTACGGGCAACCGGCGATGGCGTAAACGCCGCGCCGGCCGCTTGGGTTCAGATTGTGACTACAGTATGGGGGCTTTCGCGCCGATTGTCAACGCTGATTCGCCAGCCGAAAATACTCCTGCCAGGCCGCGGCGTTCTCCCGCTCCTTGGCGCGGGCGGCCCGCCATGCCAACAGTTCTGCCGGCGGGGCCTCATCGGGCATCCGGCCGTAGCGCAGCACGCCCGCGCTGGTGGCCTCGTAGGCCGGGAACGTGACCGGCCCCACGTCAAAGAGTTCCACGTCCTTGACGATCCGCAGTTGGCGGTTCGGTTCGTTGACGCGCTCTTCGGCCAGGACGGTAAACGAAAAGCTACTGCCCGTGATGTCGCCGCGGCCAATCGAGGCCGCCAGGTCGCGGCCGACCGCCGTATCGGGCACCGCAATCTCGTAGCGGAGGCCCACGTCGTCGGTCGTCAGACGCAGCGTGCCGGCCGCGGTGCGGCCGAGGATGTTGTCGGGCGCGTGGTTGAAAAGCGCCCGCACGTCGTCGGGCCGGGCCAGCGCGGACGCGAAGGCGTTGCGGTCAATCCGCTCCACCAGGTCGTCCCAAATCAGGTATTCGGTCCCCGCGTCGCCGGCGCGGTAGAACACGGCCGCGTAGCCCACAATCTTCTGCGGCGCATCGCCGTCGGCCGCCCGGAGTTCGCACCGGCCGGCATGGGTCACTCGCCGCTGGACTTGTTGGGTTGCGTTCATGGCAGTCGCCTCCATACGGTCAGGTTGCGGCGGTGCCAACCGCGGAACGCGGCGGCACGCAACCTGTCTCGGTGTTTCTTTTCACGCTCAAAGCCGCGGCCCAGCATGGCCTCGGCGACGTAGTCGGCCGGTCTTTCGTTGACGTGACCGTGGCCGCCCTGGTCTGGCGCGGCCCAACTCAGCACGAGCCACCGCCCGCAGTGACGGTCAAGGTTGTCGAGTGCCAGCGATTCCATCGCGCCGGGAATATGCTCCAAGACCTCCAGGCACACCACCACATCGAACGCGCGGCCCAGCCAGTGCCGTTCGGTCAGGTCCAAGACGCCGCATGAGCCGCCGGTCAGTTCGGCCGTGTGCGGGTTGCCGTCGTAGCCGCGGGCGTCAATGCCTGCCAGCCGCATGGCGGCGACGTAGGTTCCAAGCCCGCAGCCAAAGTCCACCACGCTCAGGCCGCGGCAGAACTCCACCAGCGCGGGCTCTAATCCTTCGTCATGGCGGTGCGGCAGGTCCGCGCCGTCGAGCCAATAGCCGTGTTGGTGGATGGCCGTCATGGGCAAAGGATGTCGGCGAGCCGGTGGCCCGCAGTGGATTCGAGGTTGGCGAAGATCGGCTCGGCGCGGAGTGTAACCTCTTCGTCGGTTCGGCACTGGCCGCAGAGTTCCAGCAGTTCTTGCCGCAACTCAACCACCAGGGCCGCGACGCAGGCCGTGGCGGCACGTTCCGCCGCGGCGTTGTCAGCGGCCGTCAGGTTGGCAATCGGGACACAATCCGTCAGCAGTTGCACGTCGTAGCCGCGCATCGCGGACAACCAGTCCATGAGCCGCTTACTGTCTTTGGATTCCCGCCGGCCCTTGGTCGCTAGTCGCATACCCCAGCGCCGACCGGCTTCGGTGGCCAGCTTGCGGGCGGCGGCGCGGCGGCGTGCCGTGGTGTCGTCCGCTTCGGCCTTCGGCGGCTCGGGTTTCGGATCGGGCGCCGGCTCTGCGCCTAGGACGGTTGTGTTGAGCGGAATGCGATACGTCGCCCCGAGACCGTCGGGAACTTCCGGCCGGTTCAGCATAGCCCGCGCCTCGTCGAGCGTCACCATCCCAACGCTTAGATCGTCGCGCAATACGGCGTGCTCCGTTTGCGTGTCGGTCGAAATCACCGCCGCCCGCAGGAACTCGACGAGATGCGAGTCGTTCTGCTGTTCTTCCACGCTCAGCAGCTTATCCCAACATTCCTCCTCCCATGCCACGAACCACTGGTCAAGACAGTCCTGTAGATAAGCGCGGTTTTCCTGTTCGATGCTCGCGTAGCTGGTGCGGGTCGTATCGCCCAGCTTGTGGGGCGGAATGCCGGTCCAGGCCGAGACTTCGCGGATCTGAAACTCGCGGGTCGCAAGGAACTCGGCCTGCTCGTTGTTCACCGCGAACGCCTGGGCATCGCCTCCTTCTTCGAGCACGGCCACGCGGTGCGCGTTGTCGCCGCTGTGGGCCTGCGTCCACGAATCGCCGATCCGCTTGATGGCCTCGACGCCCAGCGTGCCGGGAAACTTCAGGATCAAGTTGGGCTGGGCCTGGTTCTTGAAAAACAGCGACCCGTACTTGTGGGTCGCCAGCCCAAGGCCGATGGTTTCCTTGGCCTTATCGATCAAGCCGACCCCCCGCATCCCGTCGGGCGCAAACCATTTTAGGTGCAGGATGTTCTCGGGCTGGTAACGGTAGAGCGCGCCGTCAATCGTGGAGGCGTAGTAGTAACGCTCCGCGCCGTCCTTGCTCTCGACAACCGGCGTGGTGGCGGCGGGCGGCAGTATTTCCAGCCGCTCCGGTTCGCCGCCCGGCAGCCGCAGAATCACCGCGTAGGCGTTGCCGTGCAGGAGTGCCTGCCCAGTCATCGTCTGCCGGAACGTGTGGGCGGTGTAGTGCGGCGACGGCCGGCGGCGCAAGAGCCGGTAGGCCGGGTGCTCGGCGGCCCGTTCCTTGCCGTTGCCGGCAGTGCGGCGGTAGAGATACAGCGGAACCTTGGCGCAGTCGCCGGCAATCAGCGTCACTGCCCGCCAGAGCGGCGCATAGCCCAGCGCGCTCGACTCGTTGACCGCGATCCCGCTGTTGGCCCGCGTGCCGCCCGAGACCCAATCCACGAACCAACGACTGGGATTGCTGGCGGTGCTTCGGCGTTGAATCCAGTCCGCAACGCGGTCAACGATCATGGCGGCGTCTCCGGGAAGTGGCTTGCAGCAACGTCGCAACGCACAGCACCACGCCGCCGAACAGCCAGGCGGCCGGTTGCCACGCGCACCACAGGCCGACGCCTACCAGCGCCAGGCCCGCACAGAACACTGCGTCGCTCGCAATCCGTTTCATACGAATACCAGTCCCCGTGTCGCGTACACGCTTGTCTTGCTGGCCCCCAGCACGCCTGCCAACGCCATGATGGCGGCCACGATGCCGTCAATCTTCTGCGGCGAGTTCTCCTTCGCCTTCACGGGCCGGATGTTGCCGCTGGCGTCGGTGAAGACCTCGACGTTGTCCGCGCACCAGGTCAGCACGGGATGCCCGCCGTGCTCGAAAAGACCCTCGCGGACCAATCTGCCGAACTCCTTGGTAGGCTCGTTGAACTGGGCCAACGACTGGCGAAACTCGACCATCGCCACGCCTTGATTCTCCAATCGCGTCCGGGTCGCGTTGGCGTTCCACGGGTCGTAGTGGCAGGTCTCGATCTGCCATCGCGTATGGTCGGCGACGATCTGCGCCTCGACGGCCTCGTAATCCACCGACGCGCCCGGCGTCAGTTCCACGGCCCCGCTCCGCTGCCAGGCCGACCACGGGATACCGTGTTTGCGTTCCGATTCTTTCGCGGTCTCTGCCGGAACCCAGAACCGCGGCAGCAGCGCGTAGCGTCCGCCTTCCAGCGGAAAGCAGAGCACGAATGCCGTCAGGTCGTATTTGCTCGAGAGGTCGAGCCCGCCGCCGCAACGGGCCTGCGCCGGCAGGCAGTCGGCCAGTGCGCGCCAATCGTCCGCGCCGCGGCAGGCCGCCCACCGCTCATGGTCGAGCCAGCGCGTACGCTGTTTCGTCACCACGTTCAGATGCAGCCGCAAGAACTCGTTCAGTCGGGCAGGTTCCTGCGCGACGGCGGCCACTTCGCGGCGCAGGTAGTCGGCCGAGACCGACACCCCAAGGTTCGGGTTCGCGGCGGCCCATACCGCCTCGTCCCGCCAGTCGGCCTCCACGCTCGATTCCCAACTCGCTGGCAGGAATGCCGGGTCAGGGAACGTCCCGTCGCGTACCGCCTGCGCGTGCTTGTGAACCTCATTGCAAATGCTCTCCCGCTCGTAATCGGCCGTGGTGAGGTAGATCGTCAGCGGTTGGGCGCGGTTCTGGCTCGCCATGCCGGTTCGCAGCGTGTCAATCAGTTCGCGGCTGGGTTGCGTGTGCAACTCGTCCACGATGATGAGGTGGGGGTTCTGGCCGTGCTGCGCCGCGCCGTCGGCCGAAATGATTTTGATGGACGAGCCCTCGTATTCCGGCTTCTTCACGATGGACTTGCTCTGCCCGGCCGCGGCCGTGCCGCCGTAGACGCGGCAACGCTTCGACAAGATCGGCTGCCGCTCCACCATGCCGCGCAGTTGGCGGAACAACATGCCGGCCTGTTCGCGCGTGCTGGCCGCGATGTAGTTCTGCTGACCGGCCTCCGGGTCGCAGAACAGGACATAGGCCGCGATGCCGGCAGCGAGCGGCGTTTTGCCGTTCTTCCGCGGGACGTAAAGCAGACACTCGCGGTAGCGGCGGACGGTTCGGCCGCGGCCGTCCTTCCGCTGCCAGCCAAACAGGTTGGCGATGAGCGACTGCTGCCACGGCTCCAACCGAAACGGCTGGCCGGCCAGTTCGCCCTCGACGTGCCGCAGCACCTCGGGAAAGAACTCGCAGGCCCGCTGCGCGGCGGCGGGGTCGAAGAAGCAATCGGGCGTCGCCGTGGCGAACGGATCGTACCCCGGCAACAGCCGGAGCACGGCGTCCCAATCAGTCGCGGTCGTTGTGGTTCCCTTCGCCACCATCTACGGCACCACCTTAAAGAACTTGGCTTCGGCCTGGTCGGCCTCGGTCGGTTGTTCCACCACCAGACGCGCCCGGGCCGACGGGTTCAGCCCGAAGCGGTCTTCCATCGCTCGCAACTCAGCGGCGATTGCCGTCAGCAGCCGTGCGGCCGGGTTCGGCCGGCTGACGGTGTTCTCGCCGCTCGCCTCCAGAATCGTCAGCCCCTCGCGGTTCACCTGCTCGTTGCACCGCCGCCAGTGAAGCAGCAGGCACGCATAGCGGGCCACCGCGTCTACGTCCGCCGCGGTGCCGACGCGGCACTGACCCAGCAGCGCCGCCACGCGGCGGTAGCATGACCGCTCGCCGGCCGTCAGGTAGTCGGGGGCCGCGGGGAGCGGGTCCGCGGGCCGCGGCTCGCCCGCCTTGCCGCGCGCCTTGGCGCGCCAGCTACCGCGCGCGGCGAGCAACGCCGTCGGCGTCGGTTGTGGTCCCTTTCCGGCCATCTTACCTATCTTTCAATTCGCCCCAGACCCGTGAAAAAACACGGGATCG